CGGCTCCCTGAGTTTTTGCCCCGTCCAGTATTGCCCCGATCAATTTCGCATTGGTCAAATTCGCATTGCTCAAATTCGCATTGCGCAGGTCCGCCCCGGTCAGGTCCGCATTTGTCAGGTTCGCCCCACTCAGGTCCGCCCCGTACAGGTTCGCCCCGAGCAGGATTGCCCCTACCAGATCCGCCTTGCTCAGGTTCGCGCGCAGGTCCGTCCCGCTCAGGTCCGCCCCGGTGAGTTTCGCCCCGTTCAGTTTTGCATAGAACAGCCTCGCCTCGGTCAGGTTCGCCCCGGCCAGGATCGCCCCGGTCAGGATCGCCCCGCTCAGATTCGCCTCGCTCAGGCTCGCCTCGGTCAGGGTTGCCTCGTTAAGTTTCGCCCGGATCAGGTTCGCCTCGGTCAGGTTTGCCCCGTTCAGGTTTGCCCCGTTCAGGTTTGCCCCGTTCAGGTTTGCCCCATTCAGGTTCGCCCCGCTCAGGTCTAAACCGCGCAGGTTCGCCTCGACCATACTCGCCCCGGCCATGTCCGCCCCGCGAAGGTCCGCCCCGCGCAGGTCCGCCCAGTTCAGGTCCGCCCCGCGCAGGTCCGCCCCGGTCATATCCTCCCCTTTGGCCTGACCCGCGAAAATTTTTTTTAAAAGTTCCTTTCGCTTAGAGACATTGGGCCCATCCGGAACCTTTGGCGCGTCCTCTATGACAATACGATTAATCTTACTGAATTCCGGAATTCCTTGAATTTCATGATTTGTTATCAAATCATCAAGAGCGTCATGGATTTCGACTTTTTCAACGCTATTGTCATTCATATTCCTTTGGACGTCCCAAGCGATCTTTGAATATTTGTCACTATTTTTAGACTCGGATGGTCTTTTGTCGATCAAAAAATAAAAAATAGAATTTCTATTAGTATATTGCTCCCAAGGATTGTCATCCTCCTTCATGGTTATGCACCATTTAGTGCCTTTTCCATATGCGATGCAAGCGTTTTGAGTATCAATCCTGAAGAGTACGTGCGTGTCATTCTCCCAAAGCTTTTTGGCCCCTTTAGATTTCACCTGGGCTTTTTCTTTGGTTTTGGATTCTGGAAGATCCTTTATAGCATCTTCCAGTTCTTTCAAGGTCTTGTATTGGTTAATGTCTTTCTTCTCAAGTCTGTTTTGAACGTTATGAAACGCCTGTATGGTGGAAATTAAATCCCCCATTGTGGCTTCTAGTTTCAGTTGTTTAACGCCCCATTCGATATATTTATTACTTTTAGAAGGATCTTCATCGGAGAGTATTTTAATATCCTCTACTAAATCTGGATTAGCGAGTATTAAATCATCAACCCTAGATGCTTCTATAACGCGAAACGCAATACGAAGCAATCGAGAATCGATCAAGTTCGAATTCCCAAAAGCAATCCGCATTGATATTCTTTCCACGTCCATCATATAATTTCATGTTTCAATTCATCAGCTCTTTTCAAAATATTTTTCATAAAAGATGAAAGCCCGTGTTGAAATTTGCCCCAAGTAATGATAGTTACTCATTGTAAGATCTTCATCAGGGGTCTTCTTTTAGCTGCCGAAACGGTTCCATATCCTTAAGCACCTATGAAATTAAACTCATATGTATTTTATTAGTTCAAATGTATTTTATGTAAATATTTTATGCATCCAGCAGATCATTGTAAAACTTCGGTTAAAATCTGGGGTGGTAAACCCGAAGATTATCTTCATCTCCATCAGTGGATGGACGACACTAAACAGACCTTCGCAGATTTTAGACACCGTGCTATGCGTCATCATTCTTATGGAATTTTCGAAGCAGAAAAAATATTTGGTGTGAGTTTTACAAACTCTTCAAGCAAAGAGGTGCATGTGCGTTATGTACTTGAACAGCATGTTAAAGAAGACTGCGGTGGTAGAATCCCCACGGTCGAAGATTGGCTAAGGTGTATGAAGCCTGAAGTCTGGATGAGTCGAGGATATAAAGTTTCAGCGGCATTAGAGGAGAAATGAAAATGAGTCAAACTATCGAAAATCTGTATTCAGTTTTACTGCCGTTATCCCAAAAGGTAAACGGGAGTGTCATCTGGGTTCATTATTGCGGCGTTGGAGATTGCGGATCTGCCGATTTTGAAAAAATGGAAGATGCGAAGGGTGCTATTGTAGATCAAAAGTCATTCGAGGGACTTTTTGAAGATGTGGTCACTATTGAATCCGTATGGAATGTTAAGAAGAAGACTTGGGATAAAATAACTGGTCTTAAAAAGAAGAATATTATTCAAATTTCAGAAGAAATCGCCTATGAGATGCTATCATTGCATACTTGTGGCTGGGAAATAAACGCGGGTTCTTTCGGCGATTTAGAAGTCTGCTTTAATCCTCCCCTTATTACATTACATCACACTCCCGAAGAAGACGAAGAAGATGAGAATGGAGAGACTATCACTGTTACTCAGGATGATGAAGAGTATAAGTACATTCCGGGAACTAAACCTACTTTGAATAAAAAACGTGCTGTAGCGAAGAAAAAGACAGCGGTGAAAAAGACAGCGGTGAAAAAGACAGCGGTGAAAAAGACAGCAGTGAAAAAGACAGCAGTGAAAAAGACAGCAGTGAAAAAGACAGCAGTGAAAAAGACAGCTGTCTCGGCTAAAAGGATGTCTCTTCCTAAGAATAAATCACATAAGTGATTTCATCATATTTTATCGACAAAGCACACTGCAGGATCTTCATCGGAGAGTATTTTAATATCCTCTACTAAATCTGGATTAGCGAGTATTAAATCATCAACCCTAGATGCTTCTATAACGCGAAAGGCAATACGAAGCAATCGAGAATCGATCAAGTTCGAATTCCCAAAAGCAATCCGCATTGATATTCTTTCCATGTCCATCATATAATTCATCAGTTCTTTTCAAGACATTACTAATAAAATCTGAATACACCAATGCTAGTATCGCTTTAAGGAGAAAGAGAGCTTGATTAGATTACTTTGGGTATATCCATACTGTACGTGCCCATTCCCGGCACGTTCTTCCACGCGTCTGTATCAGCCGGTTTTTCGTTTATTTGAATTTTTATCAGGCCGTTCGATTTGACGACGGCATCAAGCATTTTGTTGACGGCGTTAAGATCATCGAAGCTGTATTTCTTGTTGAACATAACACGGGGGTGTTCCTCAATATCAGGATGTTTTTGGAACGACGTCACCCTGTAACCGAGGAGAGCATGGTGTCGCAAGGATTTGACGTTGCCGACACCCACCTGCACCTTCGTCTTCCACTTCCTTTCCCGTAATTCTCGTAGGACTAACGAGGTCAAGTCTTTCCCTACTCCCGACCCGGGCTTTGACTTCACAAATCCGAGTCCGTCCTTCGGTTTCACGTAAGCCCCGATCACCTCTTCACCTTCCGTCGCAATAGCTACTATTTGGTCCGGCCCATGGTCCGCTTCCGACAAGATTTCCTGAAGCTCAGGCTCCATGCTCATCTTCAGGATTTCATCCAGGTCCTCTTTGGAGACAACGCGCACTTCCGTACTGACCCTAGGCTGTTGGACGCGACGCGGGCTGTTGGACGCGATGCGGGTGGCGATCTTCAGGAGGTTCATATATTCATTCCGTCACAAGAAAGACAAGCCTCTGGAGCCGGATGGTCCGGCGGGGCGCACGTAGTGGAAAGTAGAAAGAGGGACTGGCACTCCCGACTAACGACAATGACAAAAGATTCAATAGCTTCATCGGTTTAACCGGTACGAAGCTATTACGACGCAAGATGCGTAGTAGCATTCTGGTGCGTGTGACGACCCCGGGACAACCGGTCCATCATATAATTTCAGGATCCATATCGGCTCCGGTGAAATCGGCTCCCTGAGTTTTTGCCCCGTCCAGTATTGCCCCGATCAATTTCGCATTGGTCAAATTCGCATTGCTCAAATTCGCATTGCGCAGGTCCGCCCCGGTCAGGTCCGCATTTGTCAGGTTCGCCCCGAGCAGGATTGCCCCGGCCAGGTCCGCATTTGTCAGGTTCGCCCCGGTCAGGTCCGCCACGATCAGGTTCGCCCCGGTCAGGTCCGCCTTTTTCAAGTACGCATTTTCCAGGTACGCCCTGGTCAAATTCGCCCCACGCAGGTCCGCCCCGCTCAGGTTCACCCCGAGCAGGACTGCCCCTATCAGATCCGCATTGCTCAGGTTCGCCCCGGTCAGGTTCGCCCCGATCAGGATTGCCCTGCGCAGGTTCGCCCCGCGCAGGGCCACTTTGGTCAGGTCCGCCCCATACAGGTCCGCATTTGTCAGGTTCGCTTCGGTCAGGTTCGCCTCGACCATACTCGCCCCGGCCATGTCCGCCTCGGCTAGGTTCGCCTTGCGCAGGTCCGTCCCGATCAGATCCGCTCCCTCCAGATTGGCTTTCCTCCCCGCGCGATCTCCTTTGACCCACATGGCGTGATCCGCGAGAATTTTTACAAGGTCGACTGTAGAAGATAAACGTGAAATCACTATTTTTAAATCCGCAGCGACAAGTTTACGAGAGGGATTCTTAGAACCCTCTATGGCTGCAGCTATATGACGAAGAGTATTTGATAGTTCATGGGGCTTCACGTTAAAAAATAATAATAAAAAACATATAAATTGTAAAGCGGTGAAACTATGTTAATATTTTCCCCAAATACTGATTTTTGCTTCGTCGGCAAAAAGCTCGGGATACGCTAGTAGTATGTATTTTAATTCATACACACTGCCTTTAAATTATATTATAAACGCACATATCCTTTAAAGAATCTTCGTTTAGTAAAGTACTCTTAATGATTAACCCTATAGAGTATGATCTTGCTTTATCGATTAATTCATATTATGTAGGTGAAGAAAGATCAGGTCTTAGGTCTTGCGAAAGGGGGTTACTCTCAAATCCTCCTTATCATATAGAGAATAATTTAAAACAAAATTATACTTTTTATATGCCTAAACTTGCAGATTTAGAGGGTGTTACATTTGTGGATTTAAATATTCCTCCGTATAATCCGGGATGGGGGGTGTTTAATCCGACACTTATACAGAAGGACTTAGGCCACTATGTATTAGTAAGGAATGCTAATTATGAAATAGTAGATGGAAGATACCATATTAAAGATAGTTCAAATAATACGATTTATACTCGGTATCAGTTGTTATCTCTTAATGAAAAAGACGAAATTGAAAGTATATCTAGTATAGACAGTGAACCCTACGAGAAAAGTAACTTCCCGGCTGATGGGATCGAGGATGTACGTTTATTTAAAATAGATCATCAGTATTATGTATCTGGAACTATCCGGAATATGCTGCCTTATACTGACAAAGCAAGAATAGCTGTCGGTAAGCTCAACGTTGAAAGGAGCTTCATGCATGATATTAAATTATTAGAATCACCAGTTTCTCATGATAAGCACGAAAAAAATTGGATGCCTATTCTTGGCTCTGAATGTCCTGAATGGTTATATGAGTGTAACAATGGTGGTTGGACAGATGTAATTCAATATAAAGATGGAAGTCTAAACATAATATCAAGGAATTTGGCTCCGAACATTTCTAAATCATTTAGAGGTGGTGGTCAATTGGTCAAGGTCGGGGATTCTTACTTTGCTATTGTACATGAAGTAGTCATTCTCCATGACAGCAGAAGGAACTATTTCCATAGATTCGTGAAGTTCAATTCACGAATGGCTATTGAGGACTACAGTATCCCGTTTTTTTTAAAAGAGAAACATACCATCGAATTTGTGTCTGGGTTAGCTTTTGATGATATGACTGAAACATTTAGGATAACCTTCGGTATTATGGATAGAGAAGCTTGGATTTGTAAGCTCTCCTTATCATTTTTAAATGACTTCATGAGGGTTCGCCATGAAGTCATGAATGAGAAGAAAAATCTCTTTTGAATAAAATTCATATCCGTAGAATTATATATGAATAAAACAATTGATTCAGGCAAATTTGGAGTAGCTTGTTGCGAACAAGAATTTTATTCAAAAATAAATATCCATATGCATGGGGACGCTGGAATAATGCTACTTTATGTTCCTACTGCGGACATCCTAAAAATTCAACTACCTGTCAGGTGACTCATCCATGATAATTATCATGTCAGCATTGGCATTTGTAGCAGGATATTGCGTTGGGCGACTTAATCGAAATCCATTAGGATGATTTATATGAGACATTCCCATGATGTCCTTTACGACATGGTAGCAGCCATACGACTTGCGAATAATCATCTACATGATCATTCGCAAGAGAAGAAATTCCATGATTGTTGCATATCTGAATATAGACGACTAAGTAGACCAGATGAGTCTCTGCCGCTTCTTTACGTGACGCCCATGAAGTAATTCGTAATCTAGAAAAGGAATGTAACCAGTATAAATCCCAGCACGACTCTTATGAAGAAAAGTCAAATATCAGAGGAAGCCTGGAAGCTTGCAGCAAAGTATCTAGAAAGTGATATATCTGCAAGAGTATATGAAATTACCAAAGAAGATATAGAGTATTATGTCACATTCAAGACATTATAATACCATCATTAAGACAACGTGCTAATATAATAAAGCGAAATAGGAAAGTAGGCTAGTTACTCATTATTCATAAATTCCAGAATGCACTCATCTTCTAAACATTCTTCAATCGGAAACCCAAAAAGCTCATGGTCAGAGTTATTACATGTTCGTCCTCGTTTTCCTAAATCAAAAACTACTTTGGCTGGACGAATCCCTATGGTAAGTGCTTGAAGGTTTCTTTTTGTGCTTTCCATCACTTCTGAAATAACTCGACCTTCTTCGAATGCTTTAATACGAGTTTTGTACCTATCATTAACATCCATCCTTTAATTTACATTTTCCATATTATTTAGTATAATTAATCATGTTAGTGTCTTCATTTTTACTTCAATCAAGTGGTCATACCACTCACTCCGTAGAAAAGTATTTTCATAACTTTAACCGAATGAGAGCTGTAATTGATATACCGATGATTCTTTTTGTGGATAGAACTTTATCGACCGACAGTTTAGAATTAAAAAATGTCAATATCATAAGATGTTCCTTAGAAGAAACAGATACATATGAATTAATTCAATCTTGTGCAAATCCTGTCGTTCAAGTATCAGATAACCCATCGAAAAACACGAAAGACTTCCACATAATCATGAACTCTAAGACTGAATTCATGGTTAAAGCGATGGATATTACAGATTCGAGGATTTTATCTTGGGTAGACTTTGGGATTGGTCACGTGATAAAAGATGAAAAGTCATTCTTGCATCTTAAAAAATTGCATTCACTAGAGGGTGGTGTTCACATTCCGGGGGCTTGGAATTATAAAACCACGATAAATGATCATCCAGCATGGAGATTTTGTGGGGGGTTTTATGTGGGTGATAGAGAATCTTTAAGAGGAATGCATGAACTCAGTAGAAGAGTAATACGTGAATTACTACCTATCGTTACTTGGGAAGTCAATATTTGGTCGATGATGGAGAGTATATATGGATTTAACTTTCATTGGTATTACGCTGGACATGACGACGGCATGTTGTGTTTCCCCTTAAGCAGTAAAGTATGAAATGAAGGATATCTCAGTAGAAGAAGTGAATAAAATTAATCTGAGAGAGCTATGTCAGCATGGATTTAACATCAATGAATTTTTGGACAATGCTGGCAGGGAACATTATAAATTATTGGCATTTTTGAGTTTACAATATGACGATGTTAATATATTAGATATTGGTACTCATATGGGGGCTTCTGCTACGGCTTTGTCATACAATAAGAAAAATAAAGTACACACTTTTGACATAAAAGATAAAATACTCGGAAATGGATTATGTAAAAAATTTCTAGAAAATATAGAATTTCATTTTGATAATTTAATGAATGAATCTGTACTCAAATTGCAGAAGGAATTCATATTAGGTTCCCCCCTAATATTCATCGATATAGATCCACATCACGGCGTGGAAGAGTATGGGTTCTTTTGTTGGTTGATAGATAATTCATATTCAGGAATCATAATTTTCGATGATATAAATAAATTCCCAGCTATGAAGGCAAACCTGTGGGACAAAATTACCCATGAGCATAAACAAGACATATCAGTTTATGGTCATTGGTCTGGTACCGGAATAGTGCAATTTCAGAAAAAATTCATTTTCGAGGATACTAAATGAAGGTAATGGCTGTAACTGGTTTCGTCCCTAATGCTTTTCCTGCTCGGCACCTGTCAGAAACACAATGTCGTGATTTGGGGGATAAGTTAAAGGCGGCTATTCCTCAAAATATCCACGCATTCGATCAGGGATGGAATCTTAGTGATTGTTGGGCTCATAAATTTTTGCGGGATAATCCTGCTTTAATGCCTAGTGATTCTAATCCTCCGAATGATAGATATGCTGAGCCTCAACACGCCGCAATTTCAAATATAGTCCTACTACAGAGATATGAATGGATGAAAATGGCTGCAGACATTCATCATGATGTTGATATATTTGCCTGGATTGAATATACGGTCTTTAAGCAAAGGAATATAAAAGAGTCTGTAGTTCAGGACTTCATTGGTGACGTGTCTTTTAAAGACTACGACGCCATATCCTTGCCCGGATGTTGGTCAAAAGGGTTGATTGACGATAGTAAAGCTCATTGGAGATTCGCTGGGTCAGTGTGGGTATGTCCCAGAAAATATATTTATAATCTAAATGAGTCTATTAGAACTGTTGTTGATTTGAGAACTCGAATGAATGGAAAAATATCATGGGATATGAACTCCATGGCCTATATAGAATTATTGGATATTCTTCCAATAAGATGGTATCCGGGGGTCACGATGAAACACAATTTTCGAATTATCTTCGTGCTTGATTACCGATGGGGTGTCCTATGAATGATGGAGAGCAGGTAAAGGATTTTGAATCGGAAATTAACTGTCTCAAGGGTAAAATCTTGCGGCTTGAAAATCTTCTTTTTAAGAAGGGTTTAATGTGTGAGGCTCCATGTTTTCTTTGCGGATATAATGGGCCAGAGTACTATGAATCTTCTCATCATCCTTGTGCTTCTAGGCACCACGAATTCTGTAACAAGCGTTTAACTGAAGATTATCGTATAGAGCATAAATGTGTTCATAGAAGCACTTCTTGCCAGTGTGACTGCCACACTACTAATGATGTTTGGTCACATAAATGCTGCTATCCGTGTAAGTATTGTGGATTTTTAGACCCGATTTAGACATGCAACCCTCTTTATTGGATTAGTGATTTAAGTACCAGGAATTAAAATGAAGGTAATAATCACTGGAGGATGCGGTTTCATAGGGAGCCACGTAGTAGATCATTTTATCTCGAAAAAATCTAAGGTGGTAATAGTTGACTCTTTTACCCACACTGATAATGAATCATATTACCATCCTTGTACCTTATATAAACTTGATATTTCTGACAGAGTTGGTTTTAATAGTCTATTGAGTGGCGAAAAGCCCGATTTAGTGATAAATCTAGCAGCTGAAACTCATGTTGAAAATTCTATTAAAGATATTCTTCCTTTCATTTATTCAAACATAATAGGCACTACAAGTGTGTCAGAGGCCTGTTTAAAGCATAAAATCCCTCTAGTTCACATATCGACTGATAAAGTATATGGTTCGTGTTGTGAAGGGTCATTTAATGAGAATGCAAGTTTAAATCCGAAAAATCCGTACTCTGCCACCAAAGCCGCTGCAGATCAAATAATTCAATCGTTTCATCACACTCAAGGGTTGGAATATTTAATAATAAGGCCTTCAAATAATTATGGACCTCGCCAATATCACGAAAAATTCATACCAAAACTGCTTGAGAAATTAAACAAAAAAGATAGATTTCCTTTATATGGTAGAGGAGTGCATACCAGGGAGTGGACTTATGTGGAGGATACGGCCTCTCTTATATATGAAATAGTATGTAATGGGAAAACTGAATGGAATGGTGTTTATAACTTAAGTTCAAATATATCGCTGGATAACACTCAGGTGATTAATAGCGTTATTAATCAATATAATGCGAAACATTATTACCGTTTAACTTTTGAAGATGTTGTGTTATCTGTAGAAGACCGTCCTGGTCATGGTATTAGGTACGCTATTGATTCTGAAAAATTAAACCGATTACTAAATCCTGTTTACACTTCCTTTGAGGAGGGTATTAAGAGAATATGGGAAACGAAGTGACGGTCTCCAAACCTAAATGTCTTATAACGGGTGGGGCCGGGTTTATCGGTAGTAACTTATCCAATTTCATTCAGGAAATCGGTTGGGATTTAGATATAGTAGATGATTTATCTAGTGGAAAAAAAGAGTTCTTAAATGTAGAACTACGTTCTGAACGGTTGTGGGTGGAAGATTTTTGCTCACCTGAAGTATTAGAAAGAATTAGTCGGAAAACTTACGATTTTGTATTTCATTTAGCGGCAAATCCGAGAGTAGGATATTCTGTATCAAATCCGGTCGAATCAAATGATATAAATGTTACGAAATCATTGATGTTAGTGGATGCCTGTAGGGACAATGTCAGTAAATTTATATTTGCGTCATCCTCTGCTATTTATGGGGAATCTAAGAACTTGCCTACTTTAGAATCAGAAATACCAAACCCAAAATCTCCTTATGCCCTTCAAAAATTAATTATTGAAAATTATCTTAAGCTATACTCAGATTTATATGGACTAGATTCTATATGTCTAAGATTTTTCAATGTATATGGACCCAATCAATTAGGAAACTCTGCTTATTCCACTGCCGTTTCTGCATGGTTAACAGCATTATTTAGTGGTCTAGTGCTTAGGAGTGATGGCGATGGTACACAGACTCGGGATATGGTGTTCGTTCAAGATGTTGTAAGAGCTCTTGCAAAGTCTGCCGTCACTAAAACTTGTGGGTGTGAAATCTTGAATATAGGTACTGGTGTTTCCATATCTAATAATGATATTTTAGATTTAATTCGATATAAGTATGACACTATATTAGTAAACCAAGCTCCTGCTAGAGTAGGGGATGTGAAACATACTTTGAGTAGTATTGAGAGGGCAGGGTCTCTCATAGGTTATGAACCGAAGTATGACTTTATGCATGGATTTAAAGAAACATTCAGATGGTATGACTCTAATTGGGAGTGGCTAAGAAAAATTCTTTAACTCAGGATCCACTGAATTGTTTATTTGCAGTTTAGATAGTATTTTCAATACATTTGTTTTGCTCGGACCAAGGTAGACTAATTGCTCATTGGAATGTCTAGATGATATGACATGAGTGTTATACTTGATAAGTATTATTTAATTGATATATTATTAGATTCATAATGAAAGGTGGTATATATGAGTAGGAATGCTTCTTTAAGGTCATTTATACATTTAGCTAATAGGATCGCTGCAAAAGAACAAACAAATGTTGATGATGACATGGAGTACATGCGCGCTGTGCAAGACCCACCTAATTCATATGACCTCGAAGAGTATACTATTACTAAAGGAACCACCGAGTATTCTTGTCGAATAGAATTAGGAATGGAAGTTAATTTTGAGGGCAGTGTTTCCAAAGAGACACTTCTAAAAGCTTTAAGAAAGGAACTTAAAACCTCCATAGAATCTGGCATGAAATCGGTAGTAGGATTACTGGACCTTCAATCTGTACAAGTGAAGATTCGTCCTGTACTAATGGAAATGGATATATTGGATGATTCAGAAGAAGGTATGGATGAATATGGAAATATGGAGGAACCAAAAAATACGGCTGATGAGGACTCCGATGAGGAATCTGAAGATTCCGATGAGGACTCCGATGAGGAATCTGAAGATTCCGATGAGGACTCTGATGAGGAATCTGAAGATTCCGATGAAGAATCTGAGGACTCCGATGAAGATTCCGATGAAGAATCTGAGGACTCCGATGAGGATGATCATTTGTCTCAAGATAGTGATGATGAAGAGGATGAAGATGATGATGATGATGATGATGATGATGATGATGATGATGATGATGATGAATATGACTACGAAGTTCAGAGTGTATAGTTTTTATTGTGAAAGATATGAAATTACCGTCTGAGGAATTCAATAAACTAACCCAGTACGAAGCGTCTATAACTCATTGGTCTAATGAGTATACGGTCTTGAATCTAAAGGCCCGAAAGATGCTTGATGCTATAGATAATTTATATGTCGCAAGACAAAAAACCCTAGATGACTATCTGAAGGCAAACGACGTCGATCCAGGATCAATTGAGAGTCTTAACCTGACTCCGGATGGTGAGATTCAATTCACCTTAAAGAAAAAGGACTAGCGTCCAATTTCTTATGAGGGAGATTTATCAGGATGCCTTCTCCTCCTGATAGATCTCCCTCCATATTAGAAGTAATACCTTCTAATCCTCTTCCCCCACTTAATGTTACTTGTTCTGTAGGATTTGAGAACAATACTGTAGATATATGGTGGTCAAATCCTGCTGAAATATCCTCAAATACTAAATTCAATATCATTGGAACCAATATTTATAGAAGCTTCGATTCTGAATTTGGTCCATTTTTCAGACTAAATGCTTCTCCAATTCAGGTAAACTTCTATAGGGATAATACTAGAATCAGTGTAATCCTACAAGAAGATATCAGCAATTCATATAGTTGCTTTGGAACTTCTGACCCTAGTGGTAGATATATATTTAGAACTGCCAATAAACCAGTTGTAATACAACCATCTTTGGGTACTGAGTGTGCAAATCTAAATGTGTTTGTGACCGTAGATGGACTAAATGCTAGGGTGAAGAGTATAGTTAGTACTTCTGGAGAAGTGGAATTAGATACTGATAAATATTTTGATGTAGCGAATCAAACTTATACTGACCCTGTATTGCCTTTGGTCGGGTCCGTTTCTTTAGTCAGTTACCGTTATTTAAAAGAGGGTCTTAAAACCAATTTATACCAGAGGATTTTCTACAGAATCACAACTGTTGCTGTGGACTCGAACGGTAGTTTTATAGAAACTCCGTTAAAAGTAGCTAGTTCTACTAACACTAGAGAAGTAGAAAAACTAGACTGGATATGGAGAGAAGCAGTCCGTAGAAACAAGTTTATTCTCCAACAGGGAGGAGAAAGATCAAAAGTATTTATTAGAAAACATATTGGTGAACGATGTGGTTGCTATAGTGTAGAAAATAAACAACCTGCTTCTGATTGTTTATTGTGTTATGCGACTGGATTCATAGGTGGTTATGATGGGCCTTATGATGTAGTGTTGTCTCCTGATGATTCTGAAGTCAACATAACTCAAAGTAATAGAGGTAGATCCATGGTGCATTCATATGAAACTTGGACTGGCCCTCAACCATTATTATCTCAAAGAGATTTCATTATTAAATTAAATGGTGATAGATACGGAATAGGCCCTGTTCGTATGCCATCAAATAGGGGTATGCAGCTTCAACAGCACTTTTCTATTTCACACCTAGATGAAGGTGATATTCGTTATAAGGTGCCGGTATTGGATGTGAGCACATTAGTGGTGCCTGAAACGCGGTATATCATAGAAGGTGAAGGTAAAGCCACCCCGATGACTACCGAAAGACAAGTTATACCGGACGAAAGAGAATTTAGAGGCAGAACTGTGGTTTACGAAAATACCTACAGAAGATGAATTTTAATTTTGATAAATTAAATCACCTGCTCGAAGACAGAATACTTGATGTCTTGGAGCCAATAGCTATAAAGGGTCTGACTGCATTTAAGAGAATCTTAGATGATTCAGGGTTTTCTTCTTCTCCATATCTTAAAGACTACTCCATATATTCCGAAATGTCAAAGGATAGTGTCAGTTTCCATTTAGTCCTCGATGTTTTCTCTATAGAAGAAGAAAGCATGAAAAAAATGAGGAAAGAATCAGATAATATTTATTCTAAAAATGCTAGAGAAGTTAAAAATAAAGATGAAGCAAAGGAATTCCTACGAATTTATATGATGAAGCCTGATGGTAAACCACAACGAATGGTAGGTATTAGGGATGCCAGGAAGAAGCAGAAGAGTGCTAGAAAGCCTCAAACTGATGCCCGTAAAGTAGCATATGATAGAAATAAGGCAAAAAATCCAGAAAATGCTGGTGAGAGACTCGTAGATAAAGAATACGCATCATCTAGTCCCAGAAGTCTAGAGGTCTTAACAGATGGTAAGTTGAGAATGACCCTTCAAAGAGAGATTAGAAATACAAGTCGCAAAGTGATCTTTCCAAAAGGCACTTATCAAGGTATAGTAAAGGAATTATTGGAGGAAATTTCTTCTATAATTGAATCCTCATTCACCAGAGAGCTTAACGCTATAATCAAATCGGTATATTGATGAAATATTTTACATTAAAAAACAAGACTAATACTCAATTATATATTGAGGATTTAGGGATCAGTCTAAGTGCGCTTGGTAGCTCAGCAAAGGTGAATGAATTAGATTTGCAAAATTCACGTTCTTTGCAGGAGGTAAAATCGCTATTAGAAATATCTCCCATAAGAGAAATAAACTGTTGGCCATTCAACAAGCGTAATCAAGAATTACAAAGTGTACTGAAGAACAAGGTATCAAATCTAAAGACTCATGGCGTCATAAGAAAACCTGACGTGATGAATAAATCTAATGTTATCGAGGACAGACCAAGTGAACTGAATATTTCGATTTCACCCATCCCTGATTCATTGGATTCAGAAGAGATGTCGAGTGTTCCTACAGGAAAAAAAGACTCCAGAATAGATGAACTAATTCATAAAATGAGTGATTTGATAGAAATCATGGGTAAAAATGCATTTTCTACAATTACCCCGAGATCGCTATCTACTGAAAATTTTATTTCTAACAGTATTTCCAGTCCGGTAGGAAATGGTGAAGAACCGATGTTTATTCTCAGCAAAATAATGCCAGAAGAAGCAGTTGTGAATGTCACATTACATCAAGAAGAAAAAATAAGACCTGATATCGACGAAGCATCTGAATCATTGAAGCGATTAAGACATAAGAATAAAATGAAGAATAAGAAGTAAAAACTAGTAAAGTAATGCTGGAGATAATATGTCGAAACAAGAAAAAGATAGAGATCCTGAATTGATAACTGGTGTTGGTCTAGATGTTGGAACGATGAATTTCGTTTCTGCTAGGAAGATAGGTAAATCTGTTACAACTAGCCGAGTGAGAAATGCGTTTCTTGATTTGCCTCTTGAACATAAAAGAATGCTCAAGATATCGAATACATCCTTCGTAGAATTGAGTGGTAAACTATTAGTCATTGGGGATGAAGCCCTGGAGACTGCAAATTTATTTAATAAAGAAGCACGTCGCCCCATGGCAGGCGGAATTGTGGCTAGTGGTGAAATTGATGCTCAGCAAGTCATAGGGTTAATAATAAAGAGCGTTTTGGGTGACCCGCGAAAGCTGGGAGAACGGTGTTGCTATTCAGTTCCTGCTTCCGCTGTTGACGTAAGCGGTTCGGATATCACTTATCACAGCAGGGTATTAGGAAAAATACTTACTGAAATAGGCTATTCTCCTGAGCCTATAAATGAAGCTCTGGCAGTCATTTTTTCCGAGTGTGCAAATTCGAATTTTTCAGGGTTAGGTATTTCATATGGTTCTGGTATGACTAACGTCTGTCTGAGTTATAACGCCATGAGTGCGTTGGAATTCAGTTTGGGACGCGGTGGGGACTGGGTAGATAATGGCGCGGCTAGAGCTATCGGAACTACTTCTGCAAAGATATGTGCTGTCAAAGAATCTGGTATCAGCATATTATCACCAGAAGGCCGGGAAGCTGAAGCTTTAGCTGTATATCTTGAGAACTTAATAGATTATACGATAAATAATATAATGGCTCATTTTAATAAAGTTAAAAGTAATGTAATGGTGCCAAAGCCTATACCGATTTTGGTGTCTGGTGGTACTTCATTGGCAAATGGGTTCGTGGAAAAATTTAAGGAGCGGTTCGAATCTCTTAAGGGTAGATTTCCTATACCTATCTCTGAAATCCGCGCTGCTCATGATCCTTTGACATCTGTAGCTACTGGTCTATTAGTCTTGGGTCAGATGGAAGATTGAATCTCTAATAAGGAGTAATGAAGTATGAGTATTAAATATTTTATGGGGGTAAAAATACCTGATAATAAAATATCAGACTCTCTTATAAAGGCTGATAATTCGCAGGAGGAAACCTTCCTTATTTCGGTTCCTGAGCTTGAGGTAGTAAAAGAATCTGAGACTGTAGAAGAATCTGAGACTGTAGAAGAATCTGAGACTGTAGAAGAATCTGAGATTGTAGAAAAATCTGAGACTGTAGAAAAATCTGAGACTGTAGAAGAATCTGAGACTGTAGAAGAATCTGAGACTACGGAGGACCTGGTTGGCTCAACCGATTATATACAAGAATCATCGAAACCAGATAACCAATCCGAAGTTAATTCTGAAAAGCCAAAGAAGAAAGCCAAGCCTAAAAAGGCTAAGCCAAAGAAGTCTTCTGAAGTTCCGTCTTAATGAATGACTTGGTGGCTTTATGATATCTTGGTTAACGAACGCCACCAAGAGGAGGATCATAGAGGAACTAAAGAAGATTCTCTATGATCATCCACGATACCGTGATGATTCTAAGAATGTACAGAATAAATTCGCTTTCGATGAGCGGCCTCAGAGAGGCATTATTGTAAATGGGGTTTCAGGAGATAGGGTTAGGTTATCAGCCGATAACTATATGGGAAGACTATCATCCTTTTGCATGTTATCTTATGAAAAAGGGTATCCGGGTACTACTGTTGAATGGATAAGAGAAAATTTTACTGAATTAGAGAAGATTTCTCCTTATAGAGACAAATTTCCCAGCGCTCCTGGAGTTTACAGGTTTCAAGTCAGTCGTTTGCCCGATCAAGCTCGCAATATACCTGGACTGGTCGAAATGGATCCTATTTTGACTGTCCTAGGTGAATACATCATAGTATTTAATCATTCAGGGGATCAGAAGGGTCAGATTAGTAACCCTAACATATATCCTAATTCTGTAAGATTATGGTTAGATAATAGGGTTTATCTGATTAGGGGAGAGGATTATGCAATTGACTATGAGACTGGAGAAATAACGTTTCTTACCTATATATCATCTTCTCAGAATGTTTATGCGGATTATCGATACGTCACCCCTAAGCAAGGACCCTTTGAGTTTAAAAAAGAGGAGTTCAATGTTAGTATCATTCCAGGAGTCGTGATTGCTTTTGGGGATCGAACTCAAGACTGCGATAAATTTAATATAGTGGTTACGGAAGATCGAACCGATGTAGCTATGGTTTATGGTGGAAAATTCGAAATGAATTTTGATCTAATCGCCTTTTCCAAAGATTCAGAAGATAGAGAGAAACTTTCTGATTATATCATAATGAAGATCTTAGAAAGGCAAAACGCCTTGGGTTTTGAGGGCATAGAACTTTTGGATATTTCTCCAGGAGGAGAAAATGAAGACATTTTTAATCCTGAGACAGATGAATACTTCTACGAAAGTAACATCTCCTGCACATTTCGAGTAGATTGGGCGATATATAATCCCTTACCTGCTGTCTTGTTAGATTTACAAATGAGCACTAGAATAAGTGATCCTTCAATAGAAGAAGAGACTAGCATATTGGAAATTGGCCGTGGACTCACATATGAAAGAATGATTTAGTATCCTGTATAGTAAATCATGCCGCAATATGAGTATGCATGTGAAGAATGTGAAGTCGAATTTTCAGAGTTATTGCTAAATAAAGCCGATTCAGAAAAGTACTTGAGTTCACACCCTTGTCCGGTGTGTAGTAATCCTGCTGCTAGGAAGATGTCTTCTTTCTCTTTTGGATTTAAAGGCAGTGTAAGAGGGCTAAGTGGTGTCCATGGTAATTCTGGCGTTCACGACTTAGATTACCCCAGTTTAGATAAAGCTGTAGCTAGGTCTTCTGAAGCAAAATGGGGTAATTTTAGGAAACAACAATTAAAAACTGATAAGGTAAGACAAGAGACGGGTTCCCATGCTTTGACAGAGGATTCCTCTGGAAATTTGAAACCGACTGATTCGAGAATTCTAGATCTCCGGGCTAAAGCAATAAATTCTATATCAAAAGCAAGTCCTATATCTAAAAATAAATAGACTCTCTATGTTTTCCTTAAATTGGACCTTAGATGAGACGTACACTAAACCTAAATCGTCTGGCTAACGTTTAGACTTATACTTAAACATTTCGTCGGGAGAACATTAAAACATGGGAATCGGTCCATTTACCACCTACGCTCCTCCGGGAGTCTACACTCAGACAATTGTTGAGCCAACAGCTGGCCCTCTCCTTACTGGACTTCGAGTCCCAGTAATAATTGGTCCCGGAAGAGAAACCCTATCTCAAACGGACTTTGAGATGGTGCGTGGCTCTTCGAGCCAGGCTGACACTCCTATATTTTCAGAAGACGTTTCAAACCGTTGGATAATAAGCGGTACTAACGCAAATCCCGTCTTAGACGATACGGACGGAAATAAATTCAAGTTTAAGGTACGCAATTACCCTATAGTAGATGGTACGGGAGCTGGTCGACCCACCTTCGACTCTTCTAGAGTGTCTGTCTCAGTAAATGGTGCTCCAGCAGCTGTTTCAGCGGTTGATGGTCCTAATGGTGTAATCACTTTGCTGATTCCACCAGCAGCAGACGATTTCGTCACTGTCAACTATTATTTCCACCGAAAGGATACTAGAGTCACTGATGATGTCAGTGACCAAGTTTCGGCTGGTCCTGCCGTTTTGATAATGCCTAAGGCTGAACCCTATACGTTTAGCTCTTCGTCAAAGCGTCTTTTGGTTTATGTGAATGATTTAGTCGGTGTTTCCATCATCGATTTCACTGAGGGAACTGATAGAGCAGCCGTAGATGTCGCAAATGATATCAATGCTGCTGGTATTTCAGGTCTAACGGCTGGTGTTGTGGAAGATAACCAGGGATTGTCCCATGTGTTCCTCACCGCCGCAAATAACGTCTTGATCGGATCAGGTGCTGCGAATGGACCTACAGGGTTCACTACTGGCAATTACTCGGGACGTAACAAGGCTTTCATCGTATTTAACGGTCCAATCGTCGATGGTTCTGATGGCGGCATAACCGCTACGGATCCGTCGAAGGTAGTCATTAAAATAAACGGTTCACAGGTTCTTGCTAAGTCTGTCGATGGAGCAAGAAGAGCTGTTATACTTAATCAAGCCCCCGAGGCTGGCTCTACTCTTACCGTAGAGTATTGGTTTAACTCTTGGCAAGATACTTTCGATTACCTTCCGAATAGCAATATTGCGGAAGTCAATAACGTCGGTATTGCCCCTGGCAGAAGAGACTACGTAAATGGTTTGGACTACATCGTAGTAAATGATAGAGACCAATCCAAGATCCAATGGGGAACCAGTTTTACCGTGACAAGCGGTTCTGTAACTGGTTCAGCTGTTTGGGATTCTACCCAGATTACTGGATTGTTGATCGATGATAAACTGTTTGGTGCTGAGTGCGATCGTTTTAGTGATCCCAACACTAACAGCTTATCAACCAATAAGTTTACTCTGCCTCTTACTCCTACGTCTGGAAATGGAAGAGACACGCCTCTGTCCGTCAGTCTGTTTAATTCCGTGACAAATGGCAGGATCGATTTACCGACTGACAATCCTAACTTGGTTACAGTTTATGTGGGTAAATCGTGGCGGGATGCTTACGCAAGGGGACCTGTCGCGGTTCTTGGAGTGGACGGTGCGTCTAATCTTGTCACCCTTCGTGATTTAGTGCCAGCTGATTATAAAGTATATGCCACTTTCTGGTACAACAGAATAGCGGATGATACCTATACATTAAATGTCGTGACTCCTGGACCTACAGGGGTCGGTCAGTATACGATCAACTCCGCTCTTACAGCTTCTCAGCTGTTTGGAGTGAAATTCGGTTCAAAGTCAGGTTTACCTGAGACCATTCAGTGGCCTAGTGGTTCAGAGACTCAGCCAGATTCATTCTTGATAGGAGGTATCCCAGTAGCGGAAACCGTTACTATCACTTTCGATGACAGTTTGTCGCCGGAAAAGAATGCTTCCATTACAAACGACTTCGCCAGTCCTTATGACTTATACCAGGCTACCAGTGTTTTCGGTAACATGTTGGTAGATGGCGGAGCAGCCTTCGGCGTCAATTTAGCAACATCATTTCCTGCCACCCTTCTCGGCCAGCCCGTCACAAATCCGTTAAGTTTTGAGACTTCTGACCGTTTACAACTTTCCATTGATGGAACCGTTACTGTTGTTGATATATCAGCCACGACAACTGTCGCTCAAGTAGTAGCTGCTGTTAACCTGGCTACAGGTAACACAAATGCTTTTGAGCTTTCCTACGGATCTCAATCAGTACTCGGTTTAGTTGGTGATAATGCCAACGCTTCCGAGACTGAATACAAGGTCTGCAGTGTCATTGTCCAGATTCCTACTGTAAGCGGGACCACGGATGGTAGCAGCAAGCTGGGGTTCTCTCCTAACGATTCAGCTACTGGTAGATATAATGCCTTAAATCAGCCTGCCATAATGGCTGCTATCAAGGACGCTCCGTTTAGTATCACTTCAGGCATCAACAGCCGTTTGATACTAAGCGTGGACGGCGTAGACTTCCAGACTGAATTACCAAGTGGAAGTTCGGTCTCTCTTGATTCAGTAGTAACGGCCATCAATAATGCATACTTGCCATATGCTGATTCCAATGCCCAAAGCTTGGTTCTGCCAAGCCTTTTTTCATTGGCTAATCAGCTGAAGTTGGAGTACAATCTGCACATTGCAGACACTGACTTCCATATATCGGCAGACGGAACTAACGTAGTAACGGCTGCAGGCGCTACTTCTTTTTCCACTTTATGTGCGTTGTTAAATGACATAAAGACGAATTATAACCTGCACATTCCTGACTTGACCTTCCACCAGTTGGGTGATGCTGATAACTCGGTGTCTGTGGCTGATGCAACGACGCTTCAGACTGCTTCCGTATTAGCGAGAGACTTGAAGGACAAGTTTAATCTTCACCTTCAGCAGTTAGGCGTTCACGGTTACGATGATACCGCGAATGATGTTGTCCAGTCTGCCTACAACGCGGAACCCGTAGATAATACGGCAGACGATGGAGGATTAGTCCAAATTCTCACCATGAATGCCCATGGCTTGGTGGATGGTGACTACGTTTACATTCAGGGCGTTGTAGGAACCACTGAAGCGAACGGAGCTTGGATTGTCACCAATTCGATGGCGACTTCTTTCTCCCTTGGTGGCTCAACATACAGCAATGCTTATGTAAGCGGCGGAACAATACGAGATATTAACGCTACCGTATTGTTGCTGAACAATACTAAGTCCAAGTTCAACTCGCACTTTGTGGAGACTGGTGCTCACGTTAATGATGATACCGTGAACACGGTATCGACTGCGAATGCCACTAACCTTGCTACGGCTATCACATTAGTGAACGCGCTTAAGGCGAAGTACAACAGCCATCGTACGCAGTCTGATGTCCATGGTGTAAACGATACGACAAACGTCGTTACGGTTGCAAATGCCTCGGGAGTTACCCCAGCTGGATTCATCACTGTAGTGACTCTCGCCGAAGCGATAGCTGCCGATTCTGCCGGAGCATTTAACGACCACAGAGTGCAACTTGAGGGCGGATTCCACGTTCACAGCACTAATGATACGGCTCATGTAGTCACTGCTGTCGTTACTGAGCTAGTGGCTCGCACAGGAGCAGATCAGTACGCGAACAAACTGGTAGTGTCGAGCTTAGTGAACACTCCAAATTCGAACATAACAGTTAGAACTGGAAGCAACGCTGCTGCGACTCTTGGTTTGGTGATTGGCGCTACAGCTTCAAGAACACAACCTACCGCTGCTCTTTTAGCTTCTGCTCTAAATTACGACGGAACATTCAGCGGTGTCGCAGCAGCTTGGCCGTTAACGGTTCAGGGTTTAGGGTCTTATCTTCGCATAGATTCCTTGACTTCAGGATCGGCTTCGACCCTGTCATTCCAATCCACCGTAAGCACTGCATTCATCACCTCCACAAACATCGGGATAACTCCCGGTGTGACCGGTGATACGGGCGAAGATGCCGTTGCAGGATTCACGGTTTCAAGTTCCTCGCCTGGGGGGTCTTCAGGCACTGGGACGGTTGGTCAGACATACACTGATGCGCAGACTGGTTTAAGATTCACTATCTTGAATCCTTCAGCGGCTGATTACTCTAATGGTGGTTTCTTCACCCTTACTGTCGGTCAGACATTCACCTGCGATAGTGCTATACCGATCAATGCTGTCGGTGGCGTTGAGATTACCGTCTCTAACGCAGTAAACACGAATGTAGACACGACTGCTTTCCTGCGTACGTACAAGCGGACGGGTAACGAACCACGTACCGGTGATGTTTACTACGTTTCTTATCTTTATGGTAAGACTACGTACGAGACTGGCCTTTACCAGGATCTTAAGAAGATCCAGACAAACTTCGGACCCCCGAATCCAGATAACCCGATCTCATTGGCGGCTCGTTTAGCCATTCTGAACGGTGCTGTAATCGTAGGTCTTAAGCAAGTACTGAGAGACCAATCTGGTCAGGTTACGTCAGGAGCATACATACAGGCAATTGACGACTTGCGAAAGCCCATCACGGGCAACATAAAGCCTGATATCATTGCGCCTCTCAGTACAGATGCTAACGTATTTGCATACTTGAATCAACACTGCATCTTCATGAGCAGCCCTCGTCAAGAGGGGGAGCGAATGGGTGTTGTTGGAACAGCTATCGGCACTACCCCAACTGGAGTACAGGCTATAGCTCGTGGTCTTCAATCCGAACTCATGGTAGTCACCTATCCTGATTCATTCGTCATTACGATTCAGGACGATGTTGGTAATTTAACTGACCGACTGGTGGACGGAACTTATGTGGCTGCAGCTATAGCTGGCTCCACTTGCAGTCCGGCGGTTGACGTTGCCACCCCATGGACTCGTCGTCAGATACTTGGGTTCAAGAGTATAGGTCGTCGTCTAGATCCGACTGAATCTAACCAAGTGGCGGTAAATGGTGTTACGATAATGGAACAGCTCGACACGGGTCTGAGAATCCGTCACGGGCTCACCACTCGTACAGAAACTGTCGTAACTCGTACTCCTTCCGTTCAAATGACGATTCAGTACGTCCAGCAGGTAATGCGGGCTGTACTCGATCCGTACATCGGACAGAAGTTTACGACCAGCATTCCTAAGCAGGTCGAACAGTCCATGAGTGCGGGATTCCAAAATCTCATCAATGGTCAGATCGTGACGAAGGTAGCAGGCATCACAGCATCTGTTGATCCTAATGATCCTACAGTTCTGCGTACCGAAGCTATTTACGTTCCTGTCTTCCCACTTGAATATATTGTGGCGACGATGAGTATTCGGATAAGGGCTTGACGAGTTAGCAACATTTGTGGTAAAATCCCTACATGGGATCTAATCACAACAGCTCAAGTGAGGCCCCCGATAACTCGGGGGCCTCACTTGTATTCACTATTTATTGTCACTTCCACATGAAATCAGGTCGCCGCTATATAGGGCTTACAAGCAAAAAATGGCAGAGACGCTGGTCGGAGCATCTAAGTAAGGCGAGAAATTGGTTATTAGAGAAAAATCACGAAAATCATTGGTATAATGCTTTGATTAAATACGGTCCGGATTCCTTCGACCATGAAGTCTTGCAAGTCTGCTCATCTCTCGAAGAAGCAAATGCTGCCGAGAAATACTGGATTGAACTCTATGATACGACGCACCAACTAAGAGGATTCAATACTTCTCGCGGTGGTGAACATGTTCCGCATCCCGTGAAGAATCCTTGGGAACGCCCCGAGTATATTGAGAAGGCTAAGCAGAATAACAACATCCGCCATTGCCTCACTCCTGAAGCTCGTGCGAAGCAAATCGCTTCCCTTAACACTCCGGAGTCCCGCGCTAAACGCTCTCAGAAGACTCGCGAATCTATGGCTTCTCCCGAGACTCAATTGAAACGTGCCGTGATGCGAGCCAATCCAGAATATGGTAAGAAAATTTCGGACTCTTTAAAGTCTTCTTTAGCTTCCGTAGAGGCGCGTGAAAATATGAGTCGTGCGGCCATCGAATCCTGCACAGAGGAAGTTCGCGCTCGTCTTTCTGAAGGCACGCGGAGGGCCTTCGAAGACCCTGCAGTAAAAGAGCGTCATCGAATAGCCACTACTGCCGCTCAAAACCGTCCTGAAGTCAAGGAAAAGCAGCGGAATCGCACTACCAGCCCGGAGACTCGCGCCAAGATATCAGCCGCTTCCACCGGCTTTCGCCATACTGATGAATCTAAAGAGGCAATGCGCCGTTCGTTTCTTGAACGCCGTGCAAATATACTTTCGGAATCTGGCTGTACCACTTGGTCCGAATATATAAAATTAAGTATTGCGAATAATAAGAAGATATGATTTATGAAGTCCGCATTTTATACTGAGAGCGAATTTCAAACGCCTGAATCATATCAGTAAGTCGTGTAGTGCCTCTGAAGACCTCTATCTCCTAGTCTGAATGTATAATTTTAGATGGTTGGAAAAGTACTAGACCCTTTTGACTTCGTTATTACTTATGTTCCTGAAGATGGATGTCATATTATAGGTCTTAAGAAGATAGATAAACAAGTTATTTTCGTTAATGTGGCAAATGTAGATAAATCAGCAATCGGTAAAAATGTCAGAATAATAAGTGCGAAGTCCTTGTCTGAAAGTGAGTGTCCCCCCAGGTTTTATAAACCTTACGGAATATTCGACCCTCACACACATGGGTGGAAATTTCTTAAGCTAATATCTGGCACAGTCGTATTTGGTGGTGACTTACCGTTTAGGCCGATTCCTCTTGCCAAATTTGAAGAAAAGCAATCATTACTGGACAGTATGTCGGTCGGTTCTCTTTGGTCTAGTGGGAAGACTACTTGGGTAATTAAGGATACTCACTTAGAAAGACTCGCGGGTAATGAAAGACTGCGAGTATGGGTCACTGACTTAAATGGTAAACGTGGGCAAGCAATATATGCTGATTCCATTATCTCTTCATATAAAAGAGTAAGTCGGGATGATATTGCTTGAATCGCTCCTTATGACTTGAAGTACTGATTCAACATTGATTTATGAACCTGTCGCGGTCTATACAATTTCTCTAGCGAGATTCCGCTTCCGATTCCATCGCCGCTTTGTTGCTCACATATTTTCACGGAAGAGTACTAGATAATACCCATACATCCACAGAACCTGCTGTTGCAGCGTTCAAGTTCGCTCCTACAGAAGCTGCAGATATTTGAATGGTGGTTGAAGCCCCAAAATTTTCGATGGCTGCTCCGTTGTTAGTAGACTGTCCCACTTGATTTCCAGTAGCTTGATAAACGTTGAAATAACTTGCATACTTTGTCACATCACCGGATATTCCGACTGCGACAGTATACGCCGATAATGCACCTCCAGTGAATGAAGTGGAGTGTTTTATCACGACATCATGGATGATGCCACCAGCCGACAAGGAGAATAGAGTTATAGAGTTAGTTGTCGCTGCCGTAGAAAAATCTGTATAAGATTTTGTATATTTAGTCCAAGAGAATCCACTAGCTGAACCCGTCGCACCCGTCGCACCCGTCGCACCCGTCGTGCCTTGTGTTCCAGTTGGACCGCTATTACCAGTAGACCCCGTGATGCTTACTCCGGAAGTACCAGTGGGTCCTGTTAAACCCACAGGACCCGTGGGTCCTGTAATGCTTAATCCCTGAGAACCAGTGGCTCCTGTGCTGCCTACTAATCCTGTTGGTCCTGTAACGCTTACTCCGGAAGTACCAGTGGGTCCTGTTAAACCCACAGGACCCGTGGGACCGGTATCGCCATTACCTGATTCACCAGTGGGTCCTGTGCTGCCTACTAATCCTGTTGGTCCTGTAACGCTTAGTCCGTCAGGTCCCGTAGCTCCTGTAATGCTTGCGCCTTGAACTCCGGTAGGTCCTGAAGGCCCAGTTGACCCAGTTGGTCCGGTAACGCTACTACCTGATGCTCCTGTAGGACCAGTGGCACCTGATGAACCATCTGTTCCAGTCGGACCAGTTACGCCTGTAGGTCCTGTAGATCCAGTTACGCCTGTAGATCCAGTTACGCCCTGTGCGCCTGTAGGTCCCGTGTCGCCCTGTGCGCCTGTAGATCCTGTTTCTCCAGTAGATCCTGTGTCGCCCTGTGCGCCTGTAGGTCCCGTGTCGCCCTGTGCGCCTGTAGATCCTGTTTCTCCAGTGGATCCGGTTATGCCTTGTGCGCCTGTAGGTCCTATGTCGCCCTGTGCGCCTGTAGGTCCTGTTTCTCCAGTAGATCCATTTACGCCCTGTGCGCCTGTAGATCCTGTGTCACCCTGTGCGCCTGTAGGTCCAGTTACGCCCTGTGCGCCTGTAGGTCCTATGTCACCCTGTGCGCCTGTAGGTCCTGTTACGCCTTGTGCGCCTGTAGATCCAGTTACGCCATGTGCGCCTGTAGATCCTGTTTCTCCAGTAGATCCAGTTACGCCATGTGCGCCTGTAGATCCTGTTTCTCCAGTAGGTCCAGTTTCGCCTGTAGTTCCTGTAGGTCCTATTACGCCCTGTGCGCCTGTAGGTCCTGTGTCACCCTGTGCGCCTGTAGGTCCTGTTACGCCTTGTGCGCCTGTAGATCCAGTGTCGCCCACTGATCCCGTAGATCCTGTGTCACCCTGTGCGCCTGTAGGTCCCGTGTCGCCCTGTGCGCCTGTAGGTCCGGTTACGCCCTGTGCGCCTGTAGATCCTGTTTCTCCAGTAGATCCAGTTACGCCCTGTGCGCCTGTAGATCCAATGTCGCCTTGTGCGCCTGTAGGTCCTGTTTCTCCAGTAGATCCAGTGTCGCCTTGTGCGCCTGTAGGTCCTGTTTCTCCAGTAGATCCATTTACGCCCTGTGCGCCAGTGGGCCCTGTTTCTCCAGTAGGTCCTGTGTCGCCTTGTGCGCCTGTAGATCCTGTTTCTCCAGTGGATCCTGTGTCGCCTTGTGCGCCTGTAGATCCTGTTTCTCCAGTAGGTCCAGTTACGCCCTGTGCGCCTGTAGATCCTGTTTCTCCAGTAGGTCCAGTTACGCCCTGTGCGCCAGTAGGTCCAGTTACGCCCTGTGCGCCAGTAGATCCTGTGTCACCCTGTGCGCCAGTAGATCCAGTTACGCCCTGTGCGCCTGTAGGTCCTGTGTCACCCT